AAGGAATATTCCCAAGCTGTAAAATCACAACATGCGGATATTCCTTGTCCTGGGACACCAGTTTCACAATCATTTAAAGTGTAAAATGGGTCTAGGAATAGTTGGTTATTAGTGGCGGTTACTTGTGCTGTAGCAAGTATATAATTTGTCATTATATCATAATAGTCTGAATCTGGTAAAGCAGCACACGAAACTTCAGAACAACATGGTGTATTTGTTGGTGTTGTACATGACCAAGCTATAGGGTTACACCAGTCTTCACAATCTGTCATTGATGAAAAAGTAACTGATAGTGGGTAACCAGGATTATTATATTGTGGATGTGTATAATCTATTTGGATACATCCAGGTGTGTCACAATTATATTGGTTTGGGCAATGCCATCTATCATCTACAGGGCAATTACCATTATTATATGCGGTTAGACAACCTCCTGGTCCCGCGTAGAAAGTAAAACTATTAGGAGTACTCCCTGAAATTAATTCACAAACGTCAACACCAACATTTGTTAAGTCTTGTGGACACACCCAACTTGCACATCCCACGTAATCCCAACTTGTTACGTTAGTAGTGGCTGTTGGTACGATACCAGCTGGTACATTATTTATTGCTCTATAACAATTTCCGTCTGGACCATATATAAACTCACCAGCGTTAAAAACTTGTGTGTTATTCCACTGTCCCGCTATCCCAATAGTACCCATAGGTGAATACGCATTAAAAATATTATAAGGGTCTTCACAAGGTAAAGCACTTCCTGTAGGACAACTCACACAATCAGGTGTACAACCTTCCCACACATGTACATCAGGTCCAGTAGGATTAATATAGACACCTTGATATAGTTGGTGTGGTAGTATTCCTGCAAATGGACTGTTACCTCCAGTATTACTTGTTTGTGTTATATCTGTTACAGCAATATAACAACAGCAAGACTGGGGTGTTACATCATATACGATATCTCCTTTAACATAATCTACAAAAGGTGACCAATTAGGTGGGTTAGATGGTGGATTAGGTGTTATAGTTTCTACTGTGAGTGTAACCCTATCAATATATTCATCTTTAGTTAAACAAAATTCACAAGTTTCTTCGGGACATTCAAAACAATCTTCACCACCAAACGCTAAAGAATTTAAACCACAACTAGTAGCTACAAAAATTGTTATTCCATTTGGAAAGTCATAAAAATCTATAGGAGTTTGTCCATTTGCGGAAGATATTGTATATCCAGTGTATATTGCATTTGCTTCAAATATCTCACCCATCATACCTGCTGTTATAGTGTTAGTTAATGGGTCTATAACGTCACCACCAACAGGTACTGTGACAAATTTTTCAAACCCATTAGGTAAAAATCCTGGAGCTGTTGTAGATGGTACATTACTATATGTAGAAAATATACCTACTGAACTTTCTGTGATACCCGTAAGTTCAAAACAACCTATAGAGGTACCACTATATTGATTTATGTTAGTACCAGAATCTAAAGGGTAATAGTTTGGTGTACCAATAGTACCGTAAGTACCGTGATACGCTGTTGAGGTAAACATTGGTGGTGGTGTTACTGATGGTGTTGGGTTAGGACCACTTAAATTTACTTGATATGGGTTACCTCCTGGTGTTGTTGGTGATAGTGCTACCCCTGCTCCTACCGCAGCTCCACCCATTCCAGCTCCTGTTGGTGGTGCTGATGAAAATGGTTGGGCAAGTATCTGGGTGTAGGTTAGGTTCGGTACCGTTATTATTTGACTAACAGACGTTGGTCCCCATGGACCTTCATGTGTTATCTTAATACTATATTGTGATGGATTTACATATTCATATTCACTTGTTAATGATGGGTATTGTAAATCTTCACAACAAGGATAACCGTTAGCATTAACTGGTATAGAACAATCACATTCACCCCAATCAATTCTATATGGGGATTGTTGGAATTCTTTATACGAACCAAAGTTGGTTGTATTATATACTTGTATTTTCATACCATTCCCTGTAGTGTTAGCTGTAAAAGTAAAATTAGAAAATACTTGTTGTTGGTCTATTCTTCCATCCCAAATACTATAGTGCCCTATATCATTGAAGTCTTGTGTTAATGTTAGGGGTAACTTATACAAAATGTCGTCTAGTGGGTCCAAGCAACTGCATATTTCCACACTTTCACCCCAAAATGCATTAACACCTTGTGAGTTTAACGGTTGATTTATGTTTGTATTTGTAACATCATATATTGTAATTAAATCATTATAACTACCAGTGTAGAAGGTTCCTCCAGAAGTAAGTACTAAACCTTTAAATTTAACATAACTATACCCGTCTGGATTATAACAATTATTTGGGTTTGGACTTAATGCCGCGTCCCATAAAATAACACATGGGATTGTAGGTGAACAATCTTTTAGTTCATCCGGAAAACTAGACATAACACCACTATCTAAAGCACTCATTATTTGAGAACCTGTTGAGTTATACATCGTGTCTCCCGAACAATTTGTACTAAGGTTTATAGGGTAAAAATTTGTACCTCCAGTACAGGGTATTGTTCCAGTACTCCCAGTGTCCGGGGTATTTCTTCGTATTGTAAACTTTTGTATATCCATACTATGTAGTTACGTATTCATAAAATTTTATTGGTCCTAAGACCGTTTCACCTGCTGGTGCTAATGTTATTCCAGTAGCTCCAGCTACTGAATTATACGGGTGTACTGTATAATTATATTTTGGGTTTGTATTACCAGTTTCTATATTTAAAATTATCTGGTAATAGAAAAAATCTTCAAAACTATATTGTCCTTGTATCGGTGATGGTAACTGATTTAACATTCTGATGACTGTGCCAGTTTTACCATTAAAAAATTTACAGGTCATGTAAAATGTATTACCAGTAAATAAATCTCTATCTTTTAACCATTGTAAATAATAATTTTCATTAGCACCTTCAGGAGCTGATGCAGCAGAGAAAGCTGGTGTATATACATCATATTGTGGTAAGTTGATACCTTCACTTCTTTGATTCCAATATTCTTCTGGGTCTTCTGCTGGGTCTATAACTACACTTTTTTTTCTACAGTTATTGGTAGGCATTATTGTTGAGAATAGTAGTTTTTGTTCTTCTCTGACTGGTGTATCAAAAAAATCAAATTTAAAAAAACTTTTAGTGAAGGCTTGTGCGTTTTTTGCTAATTCGGAATTACTATAATCTAATATATTAAAATCACTGACATAGGTAGAATTTGCACTATCCCAAAATTCAAATTCGTAATATATTTCAAATTTAGGTGGGTAATTAGGTGCGTATCTAGTAGTTTCATAATCTTGTATATAGTTTATATTATTTTGTAACTCTATCTCATCATACATTTCTAAAAGTTGTTCTCTACCTACTTCATCAAAAATTTGACCTAAAGGCACAACAACTTTTTTATTTTTTAATGACGCTTTTATTTGTATTCTATTCGCAGACATCGACAAATCCTGAAACTACATTTATGCTACTAGAGCTATACCCAAACATTATAGGTTCTATTTTAAATTCTATATTTAAATATGGATAATGTGCATCATTTAAATATGGGTAAGTGACCCCATTATCCCCATCTTCAAAAAAATCTATAGGTAATATTGGTCTCCACCTAAAAGTCCCCTCTGATAAAGAATAGGTAGCGTATGGTGGTGTTGTAAATAGACTATCTTCATAACTTATAGTTGTTGATAGTTTACGTATTGGTATTCTGTGATGTGGTTGATAGTTGTATATAGATTTTACATGTACTTGTGAACTAGATGTATTTGGGTACCCAGCAAATTCATACATAGCATCTGTATTAAATTTTAAAGAGTGTTTGATTTCAGAAACTACCCTTTCCTTTAATTCAAAAGGGTTGTACTCAACAAAGGCACCTCTATATGTTGTACCACTTAAAGGTAACGGGTCTAAACCATTAGTTGTGTTTTGAAATAAGTTTGTTGGGTTGGTATCATTATTTACAAATGGGTCTACAAATCCGTTATGTCTAAAATTCCAATCCCATCCGTACCCTGCTGGGGAATTGGCTGGGGCTTCATAATGCCACATAAGATTTCTATTTGTCTGGAATATTGTTAGGTATAAGTCAGTTAATGGTCTGTTTAGATTATCTAAAAATTCTTCTACATCCACATCCATGTTTATATTCCATAAAAAAGACTTAAAATCTTCTAGTATTACCGTTTTATCACCATAATTATCTGGTGTTTTTTTAGACTTAAAAACCCTACCTTTTTTATTGTAAATACCATTTTCAAAACCTGTCCTATCCAATGTATAGTCTGAAGAGTTAGTTATTAATGTGTGGATGTGACTACAATATCTAGAACGTGTTTCATTAATATTGTCTATGTTTATTATACGTTTTATCACACAAAAAGAGTTTGTTGGTATGGCTGTTATGTCTATCCCTTTAGTGTATATATTTAAAACGTGAGTTTCTGAATTAGCAAATTCATTACCCAAAAAATCTACGTTAAATATGTTTTTATTGGTGGTTACGGACACATTATTTATATCTGTAGTAATTGGCACTGTTGAGACTAGTGTGGCCCCACCAAAGTTACTGATTGATGCACTACTCTGTAATTCTACAAATTCTCCGGATGATATACCGTGGGGTGATGGTGTTGTTATTCTTATTGTTTCTTTACCGTTTGTAGTTATTACTTGTATACGAGCTGGAATCCCATCACCACTATTGAAATTTATTCCGTCTGTGCCATCGCCCACACTAAAACTCATAGTTTGACCACTGTCACAATCTGAAATATAGGATATATAAGCAACCCAATTATCTTGGTATGAGTCCAAACTACTATACTGTGAAGCGTTTACTGTACCATATCTATATGGTGGCATAAAAGTAAATAAATCAGATGGTGGTAATCCGACACACGGTGGACCACTCCAATAAGTTTGCCCCACACTTGCTACCGTAATATCTGGACAACCTATATAATCCGGCGTAAAATACATATACTCCAAAACTCTATTGTCATTAGTTTCACCTGTTATCCTATTACTATATAAAACGTCTATTTTACCATATGGCCTATAAATTGTAGAATAATCTCTTTCAAAATCAAACTGGTCTCTAAGATTAAGAACTAGATTTCTATCCCCCTCAATCATTGGGCGTTGTTCTGATGTTAATAAAGGTTGTAAACTAATATCTTTATTTTGTGAACCAGCAAATCTAGATTCGCCCCTAACAATTCTTATGTTTTTTTTATTACTCATTATATTACACTATTAGCTAATTCTTCATCCACATATAATCTAATAAATTTATTATAAGCTGTTTCTCCTGGCCTCAACCCAAAATAATAAAATAATGGTTGTGAGAACAACATAGAGGGCCCTGTGTTTGGTGTCATAGGTGGGTATGCGTCACCTGGAGTTCCAGGTTGTGGTAAACTATTCAACGCACCTACATTATTTTGGTAATCCCCCGAATGTATAAGTAGTGGTGCGGTATTGAAGAATGGTGTACCTGGTATTGTCCAATTATAAGTTTGTGATTGATATGAACCTGTGGTGTATTGCCAATCATTATTTTCTGTACCGAATCCACTAGAACCATCTACCCTCCAAAGATAATAAGGTACTATTTGTGAACTACCAGATAATTCATAAGCTAAACAATCTATTAAATCCATACCTGTCATGATGGTTGGGGTACCAGCGGTAAATAAATGAGGTCTCCATTGAATATCGTACCCCGCATTTACATTAACAGCGTAGTCAACATACACACCAGTATCATTCCAATTATTAGGTAAAGGATATTCTATATCACCTGTTGCTGGTATGCTTGGGGCTGGTGCTACACTACAATCACAAGATGTTGTAGTTGTATTAGTTTCATACCCAAACACACCTAACATAGAATTTTGCATTAAAGCTTGTGCCATATCACCACCAATTTCTGATTCTGGTCTAGCAAATAAATCACCTAACTGTAAATTCTGTTGTCTGGCTTTCATATTATAAGCGTCAGAAACCAAGTCTGTTATATCTTGGAATGAGGTACTACCTATCTGGTCTGTTACTGAACATTCTTCAGCAAATTTTTCATCTAAACATATTTGTTGTATACATTGGTTTCTTGACCCCATGTCAACAATCGTAGTTGGGAAATAAAGATGTCGGTCCATATCACCAGCAGAATGTTCATTATCACTATTATTTCCACCTGTTACACCATCTGTGTCACCAATAAATTTACCTGTGGTTGCTGATTGCCATCTAAATGGTGTACACCTATAATAAAAAGTATGGTCATTAGGGTGTAAGTATACTACTTTTTTACAGTAACTAGTCGCTGGTGTAGCGTAAGTATCGTTACCTGCATCATAAGATAGTTTAGCTCTAAATTGGAATTGGTATAGGAACCCGTTTACCCAAGCATTTTCCCAAAAATAATTCATTATACCATTACACAATGCAGAAAATATTTTTTCTCTTCTATACCATTCTCTTATTAATACTGTATTAGTATTAAATGCGAGACATGCTACATTCATACAAATTGGTTTAACATAACAACCCCCACCAGCACCCAAATCATTATTAACATTGGTACTACTAGTACCTAAAGCGTTCAGTGGTGGATTAGAGGTTGTTGAATCATAACCATATGAATCTGGGCAACAAACCACATCTCTCTCAATTCCCCAAATATTAGTTGAGACTGTACAATCATCGTTACTCCAACCATACCCAGGCCCCAACAATGCCATATCATTACCATTTATTCCTTGTACATTAGTTCTACACATACACTCTTCACATTCTGGATATTTTTTTTGTCTTAAGGTGAATAAAATAAACCCTGAAGGTATCCCGAAAACAGTACAGGTGGGTTGACAGGAACTACTCCAAGTTAACATGGAACATATTGTAGGTGCTGGTCCTATACCTAACATACTTGCAAGCCACCCCCAAGCACTAAGTAGGTCGTGTATCGCACATATAACTACCATTACTATGGCGACAACCACCATTATAATACCAAAAACTGTAGCGATAATACCAATTAATGAACTCATCATCAAATATATCCCATATACAAAAAATAGAATAAATTGATTTAAAAATATTATAGTTTTTGCTCTTCTAACCGCACTATTGATTGGGAAAAACATTGCACTTGTAGAACATTGTTGGTCTTGTTCTGGTAATATTTCTTTAACCCCAATAAATTGTCTTCTACCGTCGTGTTTAACGTGGTCATGAAATTGAGAGTACGTATATACTCTGTTAAATGACATGTCATAAAATAAATCTTTTGCTCCTGGTATTAAATTTGCCTGAGCCCAAGGATGATAATCACTATATTCTATAGAAAAACAATATGGGTCATATCTTTTATTATTACCGTCACCATCAACCAAATTTTCTCCTATTTCAGGATAATCACCATTAGTGTCTGTGTGTGGTCCAAATTCTCTAATTTGTGGTACTAAATGTGAACCACGTCTTCTTTGTCTAGATGTACCAGCAGATGATTCTGGCCTAACTCTAAATCTACATCTAGCTCTTGTAGCCACCCCTAAAGTAGGGTCATTAGACTTAACTAAATTACCAAATTCATCTGTAATAACATGGTCTAAATTCATAGGTACATGTACTAAAAAAGAACCAGTTTCGTCAATTACTCTACCACCATCATCAAAATAAAATCTTTCCATTACTGGGACTTGTCCACCACCACCACCAGTACCATCATAAGGCCATTCTGGAAAAGCTGATGTATCCTCCTTAAAAAATGGTGTGTATCTAATACAGTCTATTATTCCTGGTTGACTTGTAAGACTACATAGTTCCCCCATATGTTTTCTTGGTCTACATCTTTTGTTAACAGATTCCTTATCGGTATCTGTAGCTGTACTACCCATTAAAACTGATGTTGGCTGTATTTTAATTCCTGAGTTTGAAAGGTCGAAGTCTACTCTAGTTATAGCAGCACTACAAAACTCTTCATCACCCCAAAATGGTCTAACATCTATAGATTTTTGTTGTCCTATAATTTGTGGTAGTGAATCTATCGCCGCATCATTTCTAAATCTAGTCCCATCAAAATCAGAATCAGGAAATCCTAATTGTTTAAAATCTTCTGGTAACATAGAAAAACAACCAATATCACTTAAATCCACGTCCATAACTAGAGTTTGGTCCCCTAGTGGTACCCCATATAACATAAAGTCACCCGCTTCATTAGTTTTAGCTGTAAATTTATAATATTTATCATAAACATATTCTATTGCTTGTTTTTCTAAAACATCATTTATTGATGGGAATGACCCTACGGCTACATGACAATCAAAATTTGGGTCTTTTGATAATAGGTTATATCTTTTTCCGTCAGGAGTTGTATCAAAGGGTTGAGTGTAGGGATATAGTTGTTGTATTACGGGGTTTTGTTCATCTTCTCTATCTATTGGAATGAATACAGATACTTTAGCATTGGGTATTCCGTAACCTCCATTAGATATTACTCTACCTACTACCACACCAAAATCAGCACACATTCTAGTGTAAACATCATTTTGTGATAGGGATAAACTTAAAATTTCTAATAAGTCAAAATCTTGTTTTAACTCAAAACTTACTTTTTGGTCTTTTCCAACTTGTGTTCTTACTCTAATAGATTTAGACATCTTTTACATTATATATTGACCCAAAAAGGGTTTATGGTGTATATAAAATAAATAGTTCCACCATTAAAATTAAAAGTAAGTTATTGGTCAATATAGTAAAGTTTAGGAGAAAGTGGGTTTAGAGTTTCTCTTAGTTCTTACAGCTATGTCTTTTTGAGGAAACATAATTTGTAATATTTCATCAGGTTGTGCGAAAATGGTATCATCTATTAACCCTATTTGTTTTGTGGTAGCGTTAGAGTATGGTTGTGTACTAACTGATTGTGAATATGGGTCACCTACTTTATTATAAACTCTAATATCTACTATGTTGACGACACCAGGTTCATTCATTATTTGTTTTCTTAATTCACCTAAAGATAAATCTTGCCCCATTTCTATTTTACTAACACCAAAATAATCACCAACGATTGTAATTACATTAGTCACCACTTCACCCTGATTTACATCATTATTTAAAACCAAATCAATTTCAAAACTTAAATCAATTACTTTTGCTGACCCAACCATTATATAATCATTTATCATTCTATGATTTGATAGGTATGTGGCTATATTATTTTTAAGTGTAGAACTAACGTTAGATGTTAGTGTACCTTCTGGTGTGTATGATAGTACATTTAACTTAATTTTATTTTCTATTTCCATCGCACTTGCTTTTGCTGGTGCACCGAATGATGAAGGCATTGTTCTTAGTTGAGAGACATAGTCATTTATTGTTACAGCTCTTTGTTGAGCCGCAAAATTAAATGATATATAATTTCTTATTTCTTCTTGATTCATGGGGTCAGCACCTCCTATTGCTGAAGTTACATTATTAACAGCTAAACTATTAATAACACTTTGATTGATTTGTTGACTTGGTCCAGCCACAACAAAATCTATAGTACCCACATTAGTAACTGCTCCAGCACCTATATTTGATGCTTTACCACCACCAACCCTATACTGAATAAATAAGGTTGTATTACCTTTTACTGTATTACCTAAGGCTATGTTATTCATAAACCTAGACATATCTAATTTAACTCCTTTAGAACTAAATTCGTCTAATAGGTCTTGAGACGTTTGGTTTCCACCACCAAATGTTAAAAAGAAAAAACCTTCAGGTGTATATTCCGTAACAAATCTCTGAGGTGCCGTAACATATTTACCAACTTTCATACTAACGTTATCCGGTGGTGTAGATGGGTCTTCTACGAATACCTCATTTTGAGCCAAAGCTTCTACCTCATACCACTTATTAGAGAGTGGTGATATAAACTCTGAAGTATTTGGTAGTGACTGATAGGATAATCCTGCTTTCTGTATAATGGATGTTACGGATATTATATTTTTTTCTGGTAAAAATAATTTAAAGAACGGTTTACTGTCACTATCTAAAATTTCTTTTTTAAATATCTTAGTGGTTCCATTAACTAAAACTTCTCTTTTAGTTATAGTATAGTTAACCAGAATACCATTAGAATCAAAATTTGGTATTTTTGTACGATTAGGTATTCCCTCTACACTATAAGGTGAGGAAAAGTCACAGTCGTCCACTAATTCAAATATTTGTCCACCGCCATTAAATTGTGAACCAGCTCTTAATAACCCCAAATATTTAAAATCTTCTTTATCACCCAAAGGTGGTACAATTACTGATAAATCACCAACAGTTACTGATGGTCTATTACCTGGAACTTTTAAACCATAGGTTCTAGCTAAATTATATAAAGAACTTCTTTCTTGTGCAAATTGTAATACTGTCTCTTGGAATGTCCTATCTATTTGAAAGTTTAGATTATCCGCTACTGCAGCGTTTAAATCCAAAAAAACTGAATATATAGATGCGTCATTAGCATTTTGTATTAAGTCTGGGTAATAGGTATTAGTTAATCTTAATAGTTCATTTCTTATCCCTAGAAAATCTCTTTCAGTGTACGATATTTGTTTTTCTGCCATATTATAAATTAATTATTACGAAGTCTTTCGTTTGGAATACGTTATCTCCAGATGTAAAATCTATTCTAACTCTTATTGAGTATTCTCTTTCTGTGGTACCAACAAAGGTAAAACTATTATCTTCCATATCTGGTGAATTTATTTCTTCTTTTTCTTCTTGTCTAACATCCTCAGCTGTTTTAACTTCTACTTTAGTTATAGTTAAATTAGGTATAAATTTATCTACCGCTTCTCTTATCTCATTATCTATAGATGTTTTTGTTGCTGAATCCATAGGTTCAAAAATATACCTCATCAAATTAGTACCAAAATCAGGTAAAAAATAACGCGTACCTTTAAGTGTTAGTATTAAGTGTATTAAATTGGACCTAACTTCACTATCTGGTATTTTATTAAGTCCAAGAAAAAATCCTTCACTACTATCAGTAAATGGAAACGTTATACCATATCTTTGATTGGGCATTCTTTTTTATAATAAATACTTCAAATATTAGTTTGTTGGGGGCTATGGTTAATATTACTCCCTTCTTTTAGTTGTGTGTTTGTTTTTTGGTGTGGTGGCCAATATGGACAATGTTTACATCCATTACCACAACAACTACCTCTTCTTTTGTGATAATCTTCTGTCATTACCATCATCCCATTTTCCCAATAAAAATCTTTACCTTGTAGTTTAGGTTTTAAAAATTCTCTATAATGTAATTCTGAAATCCAATCGTCTCTTCTATTCATTTTTATTTTCCATTATTTCTTCATTATGTCCACAGTGGGGACACATTATTAAAATAGGTACCTTTTTTTCATTTTCTGGTACATTATTAGAAAATAAATGGTAGTCAGCAATTGACCACCATTTATTACATTTACCACAATTAAAGTGATATAATATTTCCTTACTAAATTTATGCCTCATCCAACGCTTTTTCTTTTTCTATAGATTTTAAATCAATATCTATTTCACAAGTACCACCCGCACAAGCTAGTTCACCAGTTAAGTTTGTATTATCATCTAATTCAACAACCTTACTTAAATCAACATCTTTAAGTGACTCCATCATTTTGTCATATTCTTTTTCTGTTATATCTTCAAATGGAGCTTGGGTATATGTACCTCCGTTATAAGGTAGTACAGATAATCCGTTATAATCTTTTCTGTTATCCCACATCCATTCACCAGCTTTATCCCAATCATCTTCTTTTAGACTAATTGTTGCAGACACATTGTGAGTGTTAGAACCATTTCTATGTCCTGACCTTACCCATTCTGTAGCTACTTTCTTTACTCTTTCTAATAAATCAAATGGAGATTCAGTTCTTAGAATAGAACCTTCAGGTGCTTTTTGTGGTATACTAATTACAGCTGTATCATGTGGTCTAAAATATTCATCTTCAACAAGTTCAGGGTGGTTTAATTTTAAGTAAGTATAAATAGCTTCATTCTTACCAACTCTAACTCTTCTAATATAATAATCATTATGCCATGCATGGATACCTGATGATGTTCCTAATGTTAATGAAGTGGTTCCTGCTGGTTTAACTGTTGTACATCTCGCAGATGGATTAATGTCAATTAATTTGGATACTCTGGTATTTTCTCTTTTGGCTAGACTAGCGGCTTTTTTCATGTCGTATTTTAATACTTTTCCAGAACCAATCCCTGTCATTGATACGCCAATGAGAGCATCTTTTTCAGTTGTTTCTTGCCAAATTTCTCTTAAATAATGGAATGAAGTGTATCCTGCTTGTAATGTTCCAATAAATGATGCGGCTTTTACTCTTTCATTCAAATCTTCTTGTGATTCTATGTTTGACACATTTACTTCACAAAGATTACAAAACTGATTTGGTCTTAAAGCAATCTCACAACATGGATTTGTTCCCCAGTCTTTATCGTTATTTAAATAAATTCCTGGTTCTCCAGCTCCCGATAACTCAACTCTTTTCCATAAGTCCATAAAAAATTCTTTAGTTATTTTATGTCTCATTAAACAAGCTGAGTTATTTGCTCTACCTCTTTGTGGGTTCAATTCCCACCAATTACCTGCTTTACACGAAATCATAACATCGTCATCAGCACTAAACAAACTAATAAGAGCTGCTCTACGAATACCACCAGCCAAAACTGCGTCCGCAATATGACATACAATATCATGTACTTCAATTGTTGTAAGTTGTTCTCCATTTTCTTTTTGACTTAATAACCCTTCTATTTTAACTAAACATTCTTTCAATGGTTGTGGTCCAGGTGCTTTTCCACCTGACGTGATTAACCTAGCTCCTTTTGGTCTAATATCCGAATAATCAAATTCTACTCTACTACCCCCACCATTCATATAGGTTTTCATTAAAACTTTTATAGCATCTGCCCATCCTTCAATTGAGTCTCCAATTAAAAATCTTTTCTTTCTTTTTGGGTATGGTTTTTGAATACAAGGTAATTTTGCAACATGATGTTTTTGTACAGAATATCCAACACCGGTTCCCCCTAACAATAAAAACATTGTTTCACTAAAAGAATCGATATGTTCAATAGGGAGATAAGCACAATTGTAAATTCTATTAGGGCTAATTTCAATTGGTTTTCCACCGAATTGCATACTTCTCATCGATGGTAAAACTTTCTTATCGTACACTAGTTTATATTTTTGTTCTATTTCTTCTTTTAAATGAGGGTATTTTTTTTGATGCATTTTTTTATTTCGAGTAACCAGTTCATCCCATGTTTCTCTTCTATTTAGTTCCGGTATATATTTTGCGTACTTCATGTAGACAGTAATATCCGACAGAATCTTATTTGATACTTCCATATTTGTGCTTTTTATTAATTATTTTTATTTATTATTTGTTCTCTTCTTTGTAGAGCTCGAGCTACTCTTTCACGATTCCTATCAACTTTTTCTTTCTCAAAACCTAAGAAGGTTTGTGTTGTTTCGGTATCAATTTCTAAGGTACCATTATCAAATTTACAATTTTCAAATATAACACCATCTTTCCCTAATCTAGATTTAACGATTGCTATGGTAGCTAACCCCATTTCTTTTTGTTGTAAAGTTTTAGCTACAGATATAATTACATGTCCCACTTGTGCTTTTTTAATTGACCCTCCCATTTGGTCAGTAGTTACAACATCTGACGATATGGAACTTCTATTTCCTTGTGTTGCTGTCCAACCAGCAATATTTAACTCGTGACACATACCTTCGAATTTTCTCATAACAGAACCTTCTCCTTTCCATTCTTCATTAAATGAACGGTCTGGTAATATACAATCTATATAATCTATAAGGACAATGTCTATTTTTGTACCTTCAGAAATAATTTTTCTTACTTGGTTTTTAATTTGTAACATTGTCATTTCATCTGATGGTAGTTTTTTTAAAATTAATTTACCACCAGTCTTTTTCATTTCATCTGCTTTATCTAAAACAGTTTCTTTGTGTTCACTTAACTTGTCATTAGGTATCCCTGTCCAACAAGTAAAATGTTTTCTCTGAATTATTTTAGGGTTGTCTTCAAAAAATATTTGTAAAACGTTATACCCCATATTAAATGCTGTATTAGCAAATCTCGTCAACATTGTAGTTTTACCCACACCTGTCGGTGCTAATACCACACCTATTTCTCCTTTGGCTAGACCACCGTTTAAAATATTATCTAACCCATCTATCCCAGTAGGTAGTGGGTGTCTATAATCTTCTTCTAGTAATTTTTCTAATTCTGTAAAAATTTCGAAACTACCTACATCACCCTCACCTATTTTAATCGCGTCTCTAATATATTCTTCACATTTGTCATAATTTTCAAACTCACCTTTTTCCATAATACTTTCTACTTTTCTAATAGCCTTTTTTAATTCTTGTTGTTTACAAAATTTTATAGACTTTTCTTTAATAAAAAGGTGGTCTTCAAATGAAGCGTCTTTAATATCTTTTATCATATCAAAAACATTTTTTCTAGCCATTTCTGAAGATATTTCTATTCTTGTTAGTTGGTCTATGGCATCGAAAGATGGTGCTGTTTGGTATTTTTCATAATATTCTTTAATCAACTGCATGATTAACCTAAAATATTGGTTGTCAAAATATTTTGGAGTGATTGCATCAATTATGGACTGAAAAAAAGTATTATCAGTAATAATTAGATTTAATAGTTTTAGTTGAAAGGTATATCCTAGATACCCAAAATTTGTTGTTTCACTCATGTATAATTTTATTTAGTAATAAATACTTTATTCACCCACAATGAGTGAATAATCTTGGTAGTTAGTAATAAGTTTTCTTGTTGATAGGGTTTCTGTTAATTCTCTAAGAATATAAGATATTTGTGGTCTAATATCTACAGTGTATCTAACTTTAGGGGGATAGACATCGGCAGGTAGAATTCTTGTGTATATAACCTTATTGCCTTTTTTAATTGTTATCGTAAAATCCGCATCATCTACGTTATTTTGATTTAGATTTTCTCTAAAATTACTGTCTAATAAAAATAAAGTTTTTTGTTTTAGTTTGTCTTTTATCCCATTTACCACATCTGTCATTACATAATGTAGGTCTAAAGAGTATGGGGCTTTATTGTTAAAATTTCTAACCGAGAAAAATCTTTGACATACTATATTATTTCCTAGAGTTAGTACAAATTCACATTTTTGTGTATTATCTTTTTTTTGTTTCATTTTTTTACTTTTTTTTATTTTTATAAAAATCTTTTTCTATTCTTGTTAATCTTAAAAAAGGCCTTACGAAATCTACCCAAGCATCGTTAGTTCTAGGTAAAATATTAAGTAAACCATCTGACATCATCAAGTTTAAAGCGTTTTTCCAATCTCTCCCTTCTGGGTCTATCGCTTCTTTTGATAAATCTTCTATGCCTTTAATTGCTTTTTTGGTTAAAAATTGTTTGCCTACACCTATAATTTCATAATTAACATTTAATACATTATTAGTGTTTGACTTTTTTTGTGTGACCCCTTCTATAATATTTTTTTCTTTAACACTAATCTTATCTTTATCAGATATAGTTTTTAGAATTTCTTTTAGGGTCACCTTTTTTTCTAGTATTTCTGGTTTTATTTTTACTAATGATTTAATACCCACCATTTTTATACCTTGTATGTTATCTGAAGAATCACCACAAACACTTTTAACTACCCTTACATTGTCAGAGGGTATATATAAACCATTTAATGGTACTTTTTCACCAAATTTAAATAATTTGTTTAAGGAAATGATATGTAAAGATACATTTTTAGATATTATTTGTAGTAAGTCACGGTCTGAAGTTAAAACAATAATTTCTTCATTTTTAGATTCTAAACAATAATATGCTAAACAATCATCCGCTTCACACCATTTAAATGTGGCTTGTCTAACATATAATTCTTCTAAGTATTCTTGTACACGTAATTTTTGTCTATCGTAAGATTGTAGGTCGTCTTGGCTTTTAGGTTTTAATTTTCTATTTAACTTGTACTCCGGATACATCTCTATCCTTGGTTTGGTGTTATCTTCACCGTCCCAAAATACAACTACTTTAGTTATTACATAATCATCTATTAATTTTCTTAATGTGTTTAAAAAATGATATAATCCACCAATGTGCTCGTCATTATGGTACATATTTTTAATACCATGAAAACCTGTATTTAAAAGGGAATTTCCGTCAACTAATAATGTTCTTACCAAGACATTTAATTAAAAGGGTTAAACAATTTTTTTACTCTACTACTTCTACCAATTCTATTTCAAAATTTAAATTTTCCCCAGCTAATGGATGGTTCATATCTAAATTAACACTTTCTTCTTCAATTTTAACTATCTGTCCTTGCACTGGTCTTCCTTGATTGTCTTGACCTTGTACAAACCCATTCATTTCAAATTTCATTTCTGGTGGAAATTCATTCTTTTTAACAGTAATAACAGCTTCGGTGATGTACTCACCATACGCATCTTTGGCGTCTAAATCAATTTTAGTAGTTTCACCAACCCCTAAATCTTTAACCGCGTCATTAAATCCTTTTAATAATTTACCGTCATCAATTGCAAATTCTAGTGCTTGTTCTCTTTCTCTTGAGTTATCAAACTGTGAACCGTCTTTTAATGTACCGACGTAATGTACTTTTACTTTATCTCCTGTTTTTAATTTAGTCATTTTCTTTTTCTATTTTTAAGTCGAAATCACCACCAACGCCTAATTGCTCAGACCAAAAAGTAGCATTTTCTTGTTTATATTTTTCTATTGATTTTTTTTCTTCACTGGCCTCTCTTCCAGCTATAAACCCATGGGGTGTTATAAGTATTTTACCATCCTCATATCCCAAACCATTAACATGGTTTTTCATAATGGTTATTTTTGTTCTAGTGGCAAATTTTACTTTTCGTTTTTCTTTTACTGCTGTAATATTTGTAGTACCACCATTTTTTTGATTTCCGAACCTAAACACTAGGGTTGAATTTAGCCATAGTGATTCTCCTCCTTTTGCTTTAATTTTAGGTTGTCCGAATGGGTTATCTGGTAACTCTACCCAAGGTTGATTCACCACTACTAATGTGTTAGTGTATTTTGAGTCTTGTCTTCTAGATTTGCCTATTCTTTGATTTAGTCCCATTCCTATTTTATCAGCTAATGTGGCCGCGTTATGCATTTTACCACCTTTACCTTCAAAAGTCATTTTACAAGGAACTGAACCAACTGAATCCCATAAAAACAATAAATCATATTCTAATTCACCTTTATCTTGTGCATCTAATAAAGTGTTAATGTAATCTGTAATTTGTTCTATATACTGAAAATCATTATTAAATAGAAAAAATCCATCCCAATCTATTTCGCCAGTAGTTTTATCAACCACTTCTTCACAATCAAAACCTAAAATTTTAGCGTGTTCAAAACCCCATTTTTGTTCCGTAATAATTAATACTGGTAAAATACCTTTATTTTGTGCATCAACTGCCGCTTTTATTAAAGCGGTTGTTTTTCCTGTATCTGAATGACCTAAAAACATTTGTAAGTGACCCATCGCTGGACCAGGTAAACCAGTGGCATCAAGGAAAGCTTTCCCTAAATCAAAAAATCTTTCTGGTTTAAAGTTAGCTTTCTTTGAGAATTTACTCTTTAAGTCTGAAAATGTTCGTTTTTTCAATGCCATAGTCTGTTAATTAAAATGGTAAGTCTTCGTCTTGTGGGTCGTTTGCTTGTGGGTCTGTGTTACCTAAAGTTGTAGTTTTAGTTACATTTTTATCACTACTTGGGTCATCATAAACATATTTTTTTAGTTCTGAATCCCAAACTGGGTCTAAACCTTTAGATATAGCTTCTAAGTATTCTACTGGTTTTTGTGAATACACATCCTTCCAAGTTCTCTCATCTTCAGTCCACTCTTTTGTTTTAGTTGGGTCTTCTGATAATTTTCCTGGGTCTTCATACATAACTGAAGATACTGTAGTGTATTCTCCTCTACCACCTGGTAATGGTACTGCTTGAAGAATTAGGATTAAATCTCTACCTTCGTTAGCGTCTGTTACATCACCTTTGTTTCTCCAGATTGGTATGATTTTGTCGATTGGTCCGTCTCCTTTCCAATTATGTTTAAATCTCCAAAATTTAACACCGTCTTCTTCATTATCTCTATCTACAACTTTTACTATGTAAAATTTTTGTGAACGATACGAACGTGCTAGTTCTTTTGATTGTGCGTCACCTGCTAATCTTAAAGCTTCTTCAACTTCATTTAATGGGCTTCTTTCACCGGATGGTTTTCCAGTCTCATCTTTTCCTGGGTCATAAAGTTTTTGCCATCTTCCTTGTACTTGTACGTTATGGAAAAATACTTCTTTAAAAGGAGACGACCCGTCTGTTGTTGGTACAATTCTGATTCTTTTTTCTCCTTGTTTTGTTCCTTTTGGTAACATAATAGAAAGATATTGTTTCATTCTTTCTTCTGATGTCATTTGTGGTTTTGTGGAACCACCACTTTGTTTGTTTTTCTCGTATTGAGCTAAAACCGCGTCTAAACTATTACTCATTATATTTTTTTTTATATTAATTAATAAATCTTTGTTTAAATATAATAATATAATTTGCGGATGTCAAACAAAGAACAAGATTATTTTATTCTTCTTCGTCTTCTGGTTGGGAAAAGCTTTTTTTGATGTCGTCTTTACTATAGTTGTCAAGTTCATCTTGTGTTAAAACATACTGTTTTTTACCTGTTTTATCAAAAACTTCTTCTTTGTCTGTGAAAAAATCACTTAAGTTTTGACTATATGGACCACTGTCATATTTCATTAATCCTATTTTTTCTTCTGGTGTACGTGGACGATATTCTTCTAGTTTACCCTCTAAATCACTTATTTTTTGTACCATATCATCCATAGAAGTTAAATGTGTTTCTAAATCAGATAATTTAGTCATCAAGTCATCTAAACTTTCAGTGTTTTTAGATAGTATGTCCTTTTGGTCTGATAATTCGGTGTTTACTTCATCTTGTTTTGTTACTAAATCAGTAACATCTAGTTCTTTTGTGTCACCACCAGTTTCAATTTCACTATCCAAATCAATATCTAAATCTACATCTTCTTCACCACTTTCATCTTCTGTTGCTGGTTCGTCTTCAAGTGATACATCTAAATCTTCAACTTCAGCTTCTGGGTCTAAAGGTATTTCTTCAGTTGTGGTTTCATCTTCCACCTCTTGTTCATCCATATTAAATCTTTTAGCTAGTCTTTCTAAATGACTACCCATACCAAGATTACCCACACCACCAACCATTTGTTCGTTGAGATTTTGTGTGTTGTGGTTAATTTCTTTAAACCTACCTAACTCTTCTAATAATTTTTTTTCTAATTCTTTAGCCATTTAATAATTGTTTTACTTCTCCGGATGGAGACTCTACCTGTACTTTACGATTTACTCTTATACTATTTTCAACTCTTTCTATTAAACCATCTCTACTTCTAACCGTATAACAAATCCCAGTATCCAAATCACAAACTTGTTGACCTTGTTCATTTGCTCCATTTTCAACAATATTATCTGTTTTTTTACCTAAAAAATTACCTAATTTTTGTCTTAAACTTTCTGAAATCATAATTCTTTTTTTATATAAATATCATTAAACTTAATAATAGTCAATCTAAACTATAAATTATAGTGGTTGTGGTGGACGATATTCAGGTAAAAAGTGTTTTGGGTTTAAAATGTGCTCTACAACACTACCGTCTTCTTGTCCTACACCCCTTCTAATTTCTAAATGTAGGTGTTGTCCTTTAGAATTTCCAGTATTACCCAACTTACCTAATTTTTTACCATTCATAGTATTACCACCAACGTAAGTACCAATTGCATTTCTATTAATTGTAGATTCTACCCCGGCATTTGCCGCGACTAAAATACCTTCTCTTAAATAAGAATACGTTACTTTATAATAAGCAGTTTCACCCACAACAGGATTTTCTATTAATGTTTTTGTTATCTCAACAAAATTACCCCTCGCACAATTTTCATTGGTATTCCCAATTATGCATCCGTCTATCACAGCTGTGACTAAACCATCCATTATTGGGTAAACCCCTATACCTTCTTCACTAGTAGCTAATTCAGTAAATTGTACTGTCGGTGTGAAGTCTACACCTAAATGTGGTTGTAGTGGGTTATCTTCTGATATATCAACTATTACTGGAATTATAGCGTCACCCCAGAACATATTGTCTTCAGATAAAGTGACGTATGTAGAACCACTATCAATATAACCATTTTTGTCTGGTGTTAATTTCATTTGTTGTGGTGTGGCTGTCAAATCATCATAATAATAATTTGGTTGTCTGGTTTCTTTTAAGTTTGCTTCTGCTTCTTTGTATAAACTTTCATTAACTCTTTGTACTAGGTCATCAATTCGTGGTAATTTAGGAATTGGTACTCTGACACCTTCAAAACTAGTTTCTATCGTATTTGGTCTTATATCGTGTTCTACATTGATAATTAGATACGGTCCATTAAACATAGGTAAGTATCTTAGTTGGAAGTATTGTGTTGGTTGTATCGTTACATTACCCATACATGTGATTTTTGCTGTGTATGACCTACTAGCGTAAACATTAAATAGAGAAAGTGATGCCATTGTTGTAGCTCCTCCACCACCTGAATTTGCCATCTCTTGTAAAACTTTATAACTCTCTGCGGTATTTTGGTATTGTGATTGGTCCAAAGTTACTGACTCAAATATGTTTTGATTTGGTATCCCAAAATCTACGTTGAATCCCATCACTTTATTAGATAAATTTCTATCTCCACATTCTTCAGCGAGTAAGGGATTATTAGCTGTGTTATTCACATTAAAGGTATCTGTACTATACCCATTATTTGATGTCTTAACGTCTAGTTGACTTGATGTTTTACCAACGTATTGACATAAGAAGGCTGGTTTAGAATCTAGATAATCAACTGTTGTAAAAGTACCGAACATGGCATTTCCTTGTAGTTGTGAATTATCACCCTCCACATTAAAGAAATTTATGTATGATGGTAGTGGGATAAAATTAAAGTAATTATTAGCTAAAATAATACTTAAATAACTAGCTATACTTTGAGTTAGTGTTTTAGAACTCGCATCATCAAAAGGTGAATCTAATTTTAAAATATCCCATATATTAACTATAGCTTCACTACCTATATCTCTATTAGCTCTATCTAAAAATAAAAATCTTTCAAATAATGTTCCCCCTGTAGCTGTTAAGTTAATACCAGAAACCCATCTATCGTTTAGTGTCTTAAATCCAGTATAAAGTTCTAGTTTTAAGTCGTCCGCCTCTACATCTGGTCTATCGTTTGGTTCTTTTAATTTACTAAGATTCTTTTCTTTTTTTATTTTTTTCTTCGTTTCTTTTAATATGGTGTTAACATAATTTTCTTCTTTATTATTTAATACTTCTAATTGATTAAATAATAATGTAAAATATTCGTGAGCTGGTATATTACCTTGTGTAGCACAATATGTACCATACATTCTAATTATTGGTGCGAAAGCCTCTATATTACTTGTATTAAAAGTAATACCATTACCGTCTGGTCTAGCTGTAACAAAAAAGTTATAGAATGGGTTACTAGTATTTGTGGGTACAAGTAAATCAAAAGGTGTACCCCCTTTATAGTGTTCACCAACATTAATTTGCATATCTATATGTTCTTGTGTTAGAGTTGGAAAAGAAACCCCTGGTGTTGTTGGGATGAGTGTGGTTGATTCTATATAGGTACCAAAATTATAATCTGTATTTTTAGTGTATAGTGCCATAAAATTTTGTAGTACGGTAGACCCGTTAACTACCATATCTAAATTTGTTGTTGAGTTGTGAGCGTAATCAACATAGGTGAATAAAAAATTCTTTACCGACTCCTCAAACTTTTTAGCTTGGCCTATTAATAATTCTCTAGCATTTATAGCATCCACAGATAACGCTAATTCACTTAAGTTAAAATCTTCTATTATAGTAATTTCTTTTATGAAATTTTTAAACGTACCACCGTGTGAGGTTGGGTTAAAGTTTTCAGTCGCGTAATCTAAAAACATTTTTTCAAACTCGTCAAGTTGGTACTTGTTAAATACACCTCTTAATTCTTCAATTGTGGAGTAGTTAGGGTTTTCGATTAGAGACCAGGGTGTTGATTGTTTTTTAGTATTTGGGTTTGTTTCTTTAAAGTATCTATTAGTAGGGGGTTTATAGGTTGATTTGTGTTGAAAGTATCCTTTTGGAGATGAATGCCATAATAACCTTGAGGCTCCGTTATGTAAGGAATTTACGTTGTTACCAGCAACACTTGGGTTTAGTGAACCTTCATCTTCAAAAGCTGGAGCTTCAGTCCATTTTATCCCACCACAAGAAGGGTATAATATAAAGTATCTTTCCGGTTTTCTATTATTACCAAATTTTACACCCAAACTTTCATCGTTAATATTTTTTGAGTCTAGGTAAACATTGTAGTAATTTACTTTTGCACCATCTGTTGTGTTAAATGATAAGTCGGTCTCATTTTCAATAGTTAAATTTAAATCTACGTTAGGAAATACTAGTGGGTTAAATATAAGATTTAGTGGTGCACCTGGTACTGGTGGTGTATAACTAGAAACATTGTCAGTTGTTATATATTGAATTGCTTCTATTAATCCAGGATACACACCAACACTTACACTACTATTAACTGTATCCTCTGTGGTGTACTGGTATGAAACTCCGTCAGTAGCACCAGTAAAAGTAAATTGCGTATTTAATGAATTATTGACTGGGTCATATACAGTAGCTGGATTAATACCCACATTATTCCAAATTGATGTTATTGGGTCTGTGTCGGTCTCTACGAATTTTTTATATCTCCACCATATAGAACCTATTTTTAATAATAAAGAAACCGGCACCTTATGTAGAGCAGGCATTTGATTGAACATAACAGCCACGTAATCTGATAATTCAGAACCAGTAGACCCTTTATAGCTACCCTTAAAACTAACTCTATCTCTAAAGTTTATTAAAGGTAGTGAATTTAAAAATAAGTACGCCCCTAAAGTATAAGGATTGGCTGTACCAGCTTTTTCATTAGTAACCCCATCTAATAATGCATTTATAAAATAAGGGGTGTTTAACATAGAAGTAAGTCTTTTAACTGTTTGGTCTATGTCTTGATTAAATATTGTGGGTGGGTTTACTAAATTTACTGGTGTTAGAGAGTTTTGTATGTCACCCTCAGTATATGTTAAAGTATTAATATACTCTAGTTTAAGTTGGTAATATTCATTGACTATATTTTTATCACTAATCGGACCTACAGGGGTGGATGTTCTCCAAGCACTAGGTTCAAACGGACTACTACATATGGCGTAATCTGTAAGATAACTAATAGTTTCATTGTCTTTTAAAACTCCTGTACGATTTACATCATAATACAAACTTTTACCAATATTATAAAAATCTCCCGGACCAGATATTAGTTTACCACCAGCAAAATTATTTACCACCCAACTAGCAGAACTGTTATAAATAATTGGTGCTACATCGAAAAATCCTGTGGTGGTTTTAGAAACGTTTAAAGCTTCCACATTTAAAGGGAAGTTTTTAGATATGATTTCAAACGGGTTATTTGGTCTATATTCAATTCTGAATGTTTGTTGGTTAAATGGTGTTACTACCCCAAAATTTTCATATATAGTAAAATTATATGGTGAGGTAGATTTTAACTTTAGTTCTATATCCTCAAAACTATTTAAACTACCAATAAACTCTTGTAGTTTTGGATTTTCTTCTATTTGTTTATTTATATTTTGTGCTTCGTACCCGGCTAACTCATTTAAAGTTTCACCAATTATGGATTGTGAAGGTAGTTGTTGGTACCTTGTCATAACACTCCCAAATGTTACCACTGCTTGTGCTCTATCTAATATTTCAAATAGAAATTGTACGTTATCTTTAGTTTGGTACGGTACTGTATCGGATGGCCAATCTCTTACATTAATAGGTGTGAATTGTTTAACGATTCCACTATTAACTGTAGCAAATTTATAATCACTATTACGATAGGTTGTACTTTTAACGTATTCCTCAACAAATTCTACCTCAGGCCAATACACTTTATTACTACCTTGTGTCACATCTATAACATCTTTTGCTCCGGGATATTTTAAAACAGCTGAAGTAATCCCACACTCACCCTCTTCTTCTACAACATAGTATTGTGGCCAAGGATAACATATTTCATTTGCTGCTGCAGTATTTTTTGGTGTGTCGTTGGAACTATTTGCCACATTTAGTCTATTCGGGTTACTTCTAACTTTCATAGCTTTTGTGTGGGCATCGTCTAAGAGCCTTAAAAATGTGTCAGCTCCCGCTAAAATAACAGCAAAAACATTTCTTATTGTTGGTACAAATCCTAAATAGTTTTGTAGTCTTTCATTCAACTCAGCAGAAACAACTTCTGACATTTCTTTTGCCTTTTTATCAAAATCTTTTTTTTGTAAATTCCATTTACCGTAAAATGATTGTTCTGATATATTAGTAATAAACCAAGGTTCTAAGTCTGGTGTTGTATTACCATCATTATCAGTTGTTGGTTTTAGATTTTCAGTATTTTCTACTTGAATACCTTCTGGACCATTAACTTTCATACTTTCATACATCTGTATTATATCCTCTTCAAGATATTGATTAACCTTATAGTCACCAAAAAAACCAAATGTGTTATTTTGGTCTAATTTAGTTAAAGCTGGGTGGATGGTTTTTATTAATCCCTCATTTGCATCTACCTCAGCGTTTGTCAATAATTCACTTCTATTACCATTGCCCTTTTTAACCTGTTCGTTAATAAAACCAATACCTTTAAGTGGGTAGGCTGTGACCCAAACTTTTTTACTTACAGCATTTCCTTGACCATCAACCTCACTAATTATTATTTCTACTTGCTCACCTAAATCAGTTGCAAGGTATTCCATTAACCAATCAGTTTTAAATTGTTCTTTTAGTTTATCTAAAGTTTCTTCATATTTTAGTTTATCTGTGGTTACTGTTAAATTTTTTTGTCCATATAGTTTACCTAAATCTTTATCTAAAGATTTAATCTTATCTATTAATTCTACTATAGTATATTCTGGAAAGTCTTGAGGTATGAGTTTACCTCTTTTGTATATGTCGTAAACATTATGCATTACCTGTCTACCTTTAGTAGCTGTAATATTTTCTCCCTCTACTCTGGTTGGATACATGTATGGGGCTGTAACACATTGGTGCATGTTTATATCCCTTAATAATGCTATGTGGTTACCTTTAAAGTCACAAGTAACTAAGTAGTCACCACTACTTGGGTCGAATCTTGACACAAACTTTTCTAGTGTTAGTTGGTATTGTACGGCTTTACCATAGTAACCCTTTAATGTTAAAAAGAATGTCGGGTATGGTAAGTGAAAAAAAGCTGTGTATGGTGTATTTGTTTTTGCTTGTTCAAAAAGTGTTTTTCCTCTAACGTCTGTAAAATTTATACTTACTTGTGGTATATATGAAGAATTAACCTTAACACTTATAGAGGTTATTCCGAAACCCCCAAAATCTTTACTATTATCAAAAAATTTAGATGGTTCGACACCACTACTACCTCTTTTTTTATTTTTAGCAAAATCTGGGTCAGTAAATCCTTCAGTCCAATCTGAATCCATAAATTTCTTACCACCAGGTTTTAAAAAATTTAATTCACCATCAAACAATTCTACTTTTATCTCATCACCAGCGGCAGCTCCCGCAATAATTTTACTTCTAGGGTAAATTCTAGCTGATAAATTAGCGTACATAACTAAATCTTCAGCGTCGACTAATCTATCTACAGCTTGCCCATTTGACCCCACTACTTTATTAGGGTCTACTACGACAAGGTTATTACCAACTGGGTTGGTTAGGATGTCACCTGAGTTTAATTTATCTGCCATAATAGAGGAAATATTGGTCTAGTTTTGATTTATAGTCCTCTAGTGATTGCATTAATGGGTATGGTATCCTTATTATTGTTCCATCTGGTATATTCCATTCTTGTCCCCCAAATGATGGGTTTGCTTGCATAATTAACCAGCCATAATAAGGTGAACCATAATATTGTTGAGAAAATTTATCTAGTCTACTTTTTCCAACTTTGTAAACCACTTGCCTATCACCAGATTTTTTAGTTATTTCAATACCTGGCACCATTATATAATCACCATTAACTACAAACTCATTATATCTATTATAGTAACTCATAATTTTTAACTAATAATTAGTTGTCTTTCTAATTTAAAATTAAATTTATTATCTTGTACACCTCCAGTTCTTTCACGTAAATTATTTCTCAATAAATTTTGTGCCGTTGCACCTGTTGTGGTACCAAACTCAATATTAAAATCACTAGTGTATGAAGTTAGTTGGCCATCTAAAATCTCATAACCGGTTTCTACACCATTTGTAATTCTAGGTCTAAAAAATTTTAAATCATAATTAATCCAAGTTTTAATCATGTCGTTTAAAAGTGGTTCAAAACCTCTTTTAGTTCTTACTTTTATTCCTTTAAAACCATTTTCATCCACTTTTAGTAGATTATTGTATAGTTGGTCTTCTCTAAATCTTATTAATTTTTTCAATTCTTCTTCATAGCTGCCATCAAAACTAAACGATAAACTCTTATTTGTGTATACCTGATTAGAAAAGAATAAATATTCTATACCTCTTATCAATGTTGCTTCTGGATAATTTCTTGTAAAAATAGGGTTAACATATTCAGTAATAAAATTACTTAAACTTAAACTATCACCTGTATAAGCTTGTATCAGTGTTGTTGTTGATGATGTTAGTTGTTGTGTTGTGACTAACCCACCAAAAGTATTTTGGTAATACCCGTCATAAGCATTTACTGTTATAAAATTTAGTTTGTCTACAACTTTGGTTAAATCAAATTGTGATTTTCTTAAACTATTTACGACTAGAAGTAGATTATTAGTCATATACTCAAATTGATGTTCTAGTGTTTTGTTTAGTGTTTCTTTAATATACAACTTTTCGTTATCTGTTGGGTTTAGTGTATTAAAGCTTACTTGTATACTTGTTGTTTCGGCACTAATTGCTGTTTTAAGTGTTGTGTAATAATTATTAACTCTTTGAAAGAGGTCATTTGGTACACCCACTAGACTAGTTATTAAACCCCCAATACTTTCGTTACCACCTAGTTCTCCTAAATTAAAAGTTCTAGAATGCATAAGTTCCTCCACAACACCCATATTGTTAAATAAAAAAAGGTTTGTTAATCTATTCTTAACATCTAGACTATAAGCTTTGCTATTACCAACAAAGTTATTTATAATATTTTTATAATTAGTTGTTCCAGTCATAAATTATTTTTTAAGAAAACCAATCATTTATTTTATCAGTTGCTTTATCAGTAATCCAATCAAAACTATTAAATTCTTCTTCTTCACCACTATTAACTAAACTGTTAGGGTTATACATTTCAGTGTTTGCAAAATAATTATTCGATAATGCATTTTGTAATTGTGATACTGGACCTTTTAATCCTTGACCACCTATATACTTGAAGTTTATTGACACGTTTGCTATCATAGGTTGTACACCAATACCTTCAGGGTTTAAATCATATATTAAAGGGTCATAACTAAAACTTACTGAGTCAATAGCTATTTTTGTGTGATAAAAATCTCCAATTCGTAGTACACATATTGGTGGTGGACCAAAAGCTGTATTTTCAGCATCTAAGTCAGCTACACCTTCTTCTGTTTGTGTTGGTATCGTTTTACCTGGTCTTGTACATTGTAAAAGAAAAGATAATCTACTGTTTAACCCTTCTGGTGTTGTGGAATGAAATGATGGGTGAAAATATTGTAATTTTCTTTTTAAAGAACTATATAAAAATTCGTCAGTAGTTTCTAGGTGTTTAAAGTAGTTTTGTTCACCTAATAACTTACTTAAAATTTTAGTTTTTAATTTAGCTTGATTTTCTTCTTGGTTAACCGTGTTATTGTTAAGTGTGTTTTTAAATTCTTCTGATATGCCTCCACCTGCTTCTGCTACAGTTTCTGTCCAAGTACCCCAGAATGTTTGTGGGTCACTTGAGTTGTCTTCGTTGGATTCTACTGCTGTGTCGGGACCAGGGTCTGTGTTTGCTGGTGGTGGGTTACTCTCATTACTATTTATAACTTCATTTATTTCATCTGGTGTTAAGAATTCGTATCGTTCAGCTAGTTCATAAACATCATATTTTTTACAACCAGCAAAGAAAGATTCTAAAGCAGCGTCAGCTATACTATCTGGTGTTTTTACTAACTCTTTTTGTGCTATCACATTTAATATAGATGGGTGGTCAACCACAACCTTAAACGATAAGGTACCAATTCTTTCTGTGTAATTATAAGCATAAACTGGTTCAGGTCTACCTAAGAAATTTATGGAATTCCATTGAGCTGAGTTGGTGTCACCTATTTGTAAATCGTAAGGTGGGAACCACATAATCCTACCCCCATTTGGACCTTTTTCGGCTTTGGGTAAACTTAGTAATTCTTCACTACCCCTCCAAGCTAAATTTTCAAGAGAAAACATATATTTTTTTACATTCTTTTCTTTAGCTTCACTATCTACATTAACACCCATATTAGGTGCTATGTTTAAATTAAATGTATTATCTAGTATTGAATTTTCTTTTCCTAGTTGGTTACCGTCAAATCTAACCATATTATTAAATTTATAATATGGATTATCTTTAGTCCAAGTACGACAAAATTCTCTGGTTTGTAGTGAACCAAACACACCTTCATCTACAAATCTTGCACCTGAACCTTTAGAAATTTGTTTATAACCATCATTAAAAATTTTAGATGTTTGGTCTATAGCATGACCAGCGTGTTGTCTACGAGCTCCACCCATAAGTGGTGCTGAGTCTATAAGTTTTTGTGTCTCATCTAATAAACCACCTTTTCTTTTAGGTTTTTCTGATGATTTAGTTGTTAACATTTGTGGTGGTGCATTTAGTGAAGCAAAAGATTTGTTACCAAACCATGTCCACCCAGCAGAAAGTCCTCCACCATCCATATAAGTTTTACCTAATAAACCAAACGTTTGGAATAACCATAATGCTCTACCATTTACTGTTTCAAGTTCTTTCGCTAAAGTTGACGGTCCGTATACAATAGCACCCGTACTTCTACCAAACTCGTCTTGTGGTACAGCATCTAAAGGACTTTGTATTTTACCCGGTTCTGATTCTTTAGAACCAACATAGTAAAATGGTACAGCTTTATCCACACCACTTGAAACCGGAACTTTACTATAATCAGGACGGTAAATATTATATTTTAGTGATTGGAATAGTGCTGATTGTTGTTCTTCACCCATATATTGGATGAATGTGTCACTAGGTATAGGCATTGTTGCTGGACTAGTTGGTATTCCTAGTCCACTAGAAAAAATAGAATTTTGTAGTGCGTTAGCTGTTGCTGTTATATTAGGAGCTAACCCACCAACATAATTAATTTGATTTAATTTTAGTTCATTAATGTCTGGTATAAAGGTGTTTTGGAAATAGTTTCCTGGTATAGTAGAGTATCCATAATATAGATTAGTTATTCTAGATATAAAATCTGTACCTTCTAGTATCTTATCTCCTGGTGTTCTACTAATATTAGATGATGCCGCTCCATCAACACTAATATCAAAATCATACTGTGATTGTATGTAACCTAAATTTTCTCTTAAGTATCCAGCTGAAACCTCTGTTAATTTACTATCGTTAAGTATTTTATTGTTTAATGTATTAGTTAATCCATTAGTTATATTAACTGTTTCTAATATTTCTTTGGGTGTGTAACTTGAGGACACAAATGATTGTGGTGTTACCGTGTTGGGTGCTACATATCCTTGTCCTGTACGGGGTAATACTTTGTCAACATCAATTAATCTAACATCTTTATACCCACCCATAGGACCATATTTATTATCTAAAAATAAATTTGTTTGTAGTGTAACACCTTTTTCTTGTACCGTTTCTTGGTCCTTAATAAAATTATCTGAAAGTGAGTTGTAATTAGTACTTCCTGGTTCTTGTATACCAAAAGATGCGGTAATAGGATTAGAGTCAGCTAAATAAGAACTTTGCAAATTTTTCCCCAACAAAAACTTTCTTAGAATTTCTGTACTAGCGATAGATATTTTATAATCGCCTAATCCGTAAGGATTTTGTGAACTGGAGTTGTTTGGTGTTGCCATTTTTCTTTTTTAATAAATAGAATCCTAATTCTTTTTATGCTGTCGCGTTGGATAACATCATGCTTAGATTTTGTAAATCTCCCGAGCTTAGCTGTGCTAATAATCTTTTAACGTTTACTGTTGCATTTTCACCTTCCCCTTTAACTGTTAGGGTACCAGTAAGTTCTATTGGTCCTGTTTGTCTTTGTCCTACAGTGTTAGTACTAACATTATTATTAACATTATTAATTCTGTTAGTTATGTCTCCTTGTCCACCATCTAAATCTGTACCACCTAATATAAGGTCACCTTCATTAAATTTTACTGGAGCCTGACCTGGTCTTAGAATAAAGTCATTAGCTTGAATTGGTGGATTTTGTGATGGTGTAATTATTCCCATTCTTTGTAAACCATCTAATATAGCTTTACTTGATTCATCCGTTATACCTGTGGGTGGATTTGCTGAAAAATCTGCTAGGAATTCTTTCATTTTACCCTCCCCTATCAAATTTAGTTGTTTAGTGGTTAGTAATTCCATACTTTCTCCAAGTTGTTGTGATAAACTGGCCATTACCATCCCTTCAGTATCACCACCACCTTCCCTTACTAGTTTTCTTATTCCAGTATCGATGGTAGCTAGATATTGATTTGCTTTTTCTGCGACTGTAAGTTGTTGTGCGTAGATATCACTATCTGACATACCCTTTACTTTCAATTCTTCTATCTGTTCAGCAGTTAATGAGTCTATATCCACCATTTTGTCTAAACTAGGTATTTTAACTTGCATTTCACCACCATCACCCATCTGAGCCATACCAGCTATAAGTTCTTTATCTTCTTCTGTTACATTATCTAAAAATTTCATTTCAGAAAATGCCTCTGCTCTTCTTGCTGATTTAACAGCGGTATCAGCTAAGTCTTGGTATGACATTCCCATAGCTTCCGCCATATCTTTTAACTGTCGTCTTTGTTCGGGTGATATTACAAATTTACCTTTGTCTTCATCAAAAGTTACCGCGGCAGCAGCAGTGTCTATTATAGCTTCTTGTAAACCTTCTAGGTCATTAGTAGCCATATACATTAATTTAAATGGGTCTTGTAAATCACCTACAGCACCACCAATTACTTGCATTTTTGCTGCGAAATCAATTGCCCCTTCTGGGTCAAAGAAATTATCAGCTAATGAAGTAACTGTACTCATTTCTAACCCTAGTGCCTGACCTCTAGCTACCATTCTAGCTAAACCTTCAACACCACGTTCAAACCCATAGGTATTAACTAACTTAAGTTGACTTGTTACGTTCCCTAAGAATTTTTCCATAACAACACCAAACCCTCTTCCAGTATCAAGTATTTCACTCATAGCGTTATTAGTGTCGTCCACACTCCCCATTGCAGTGTCCAAACTAAATCCTATATCATCAAATCCTTTAGCGAAAGCTGAAGCGTCAAAACCTTCTAGTGTTTTGGTTAATAAGGCCGCTCTTTCTGTTACTTCTGGTGATATTCGTAATTTTCTACCAACTTCTAAAGTTATTTCTTTAAATACATTAAATAAATCATTTACTGTTAATGCAAATCTTGAGGCTGATTCACCAGCTTCATTTAACTCATTAATGGTATCAAATAACTGTTCGTTAGACATTCCAATACTTTTAGAGATGTCTACCCTTAAAGTATCTTCTAAAGCTAACATATCCAATATAACACCCATGTTATCTTGTATAGTGGTGGTACTTGAACCTATGGATGTAATTGCTGTTTGGAATTTTTCTAGGTCTGAAAAACTAAGTGCGTCTTTTGGTGTTCTGCTTTGTGCCAGCTCTTCTGGTATTTTACCAAAACTTGTTGCTGTAGGTCCAGTGTTATTACTAGGTTTGTACCCTACTGGTACCCACTTATTGTCGTTGGTCCAAATGTGGTCTACACCACCAATACTTTTTTCATCACCTACGTTTGGCATAATATTAAACTATTTCTATATAAATAGTTAATTATCTGTTTTTACTTTTGTTTTTTGCTTGTTCGATAGCCTCATTTTTCTTTTCAAATTCTTCAATTAATTTATTAATGTAGAACCTTCTTTCGAATGTAGGCATTTGTAGTAGGTCAGTGTAGGGAATATGTAGGTTTCGCATTAAGAAGTAAAACTCTGACAAAAGGGCATTCCTATAGCCCGTAGAAAGGACGAAAAAACTCAACACCCAATGAAACTGATACTTTCATTTCTTCTCCTGATGGTGTAGTTGTGGTAACATTTAAATCCAATGCTGGGGTATTATCTTTGACTATCTTTCTAATATCTTGGCTATCTTTGATTGGCATAGTTTGAATAAACTGTGCTATAGTCATTCTGTCTCTCATTCCATCTATTTCTACTAACATTTTTTCTAGTTGTTTTGTCATAAATGGATTGATTGGGTCATTTTTATGTGTCTCGTCAATTTTTCTAAGTTCTTCTTGGTCTGTTGGGGTTATAAACTTTAGTTTTACTTTTTTCTTAGATTTTTCTAAATAAAACTCGAATTCGTTTTTGTCGTCTAGTTTAACCTTAACATCTTTGGTTTTTAAAATTGATAGGTCGAAGGTTGTCTCAAATTTTTCACCTGTTTTAGGGTCAGTTAATTGGACAGTATAATCTGTACCAAAAGCAGTATTACGTAAAAAAACTAAAATAGCTTGTTTATCACATTCTGGCATATCAGCAATTTGGATATCTTTATCTAAGATTTTCTTGGCTATTAGTTGGTTAACTAGTTCACCGGTACCCTGAAGTGATTGTGACGCTAATAGATTTTCGTCTGAAGCATTAAGGTAGGTTACTTTTACAGCTTTTTTCTTATTTTTGTAGAACATCCCTTCCGAAGGTAGGGGAACCATGTCATAAGGTAACATAGTTTCTGTGTCTGGTCTTAAATTATCTTCTAGCATAAATTATATTTTATATTATATTGCTTAATTATATAGCTTTTATTTTATTAGTAAATATTGCTGCTATATTATTATATATATAAAGCTTCAATAATTTAAATAATAAAGTCAAGTCTTTAAGCAAAAAAAAAGCCCTAAAAAGGACTTTTTTAATTTTATTTAAATTATTGTTAGTAAACTAAGATACATCTGTCCGGTCTTAGCGTAGCTGATATTGTAGCTAAACCATCATCACTATAACCTAAACTATCGAAATTAACATCAGTAAGGAACGTTCCTTGCATTATCCATTTCTCTACCACTACACCTGTTGGGTCTAGTAATTCTAAGTCTATATTTTTCTTGTACCCCGCAGCGTAACCCATTCTTCCTGTAACCGACTCTGCATGTAGTCTAACCCACTCCATTAATGCTTGTGCAGCAGATGGTCCAATTGGGTCTCTAAATGTAACATTTATTGTGTTCCATGTAAATCTACCAGCTACATAAGTAGATGTATTAAGGAACGGCACTTCCACAGAATTAATTGTTACTTGTGGTCTAGATGTACTTTCTACATACCATTCATTAATTCCCAAAGATGAATCGAATCTTAAGATAAACCTATTCTTTTTCTTTGGTTCATAAGGTATAGGCATTTTCATTAATAAGTCAGCCATATCTTTTTAATTTTTAATTTTAGTTTTTTATTATATCTATAAATATACGGGTAATGAAAAAAATGTTTTAATTTAGTTGTTTTACTATTATTTTATTAATCTCACCTTCCGATGTATCATAAACTACAAAATCTACTTGTGGAAATTCTAGTTGTAATACTTCTTTTATAAAATCTGTAATAGCATTTATATTACCTAAATCATCATCACTAAACCCAATAGATAATTTATTATATTCTGTACCAACCATTTCTTTAGTCTTCTGTACTATTTTAGTTACGTAATCTCTTAATGCTATTTTTTTATTTTCTTCTGGGTTTAAAGCACTTTCGTTATCCA